TAAAGCTTCAAGAGGTGGGGGAGAAGGTAGCCAAGCCCATGCTTTAGCGGTTGATCTAGAACAACTTCCTAGTGGGCATCCAAAATGGAAGCAACATGCTAGGAGAGTTACATCAGGTAAGGGGAGGAAGGGAAAACTAGCTAGAAGAGCCCAAAATGTAAGAAATGTGAGGATGGAGAGAGACAGTTGGAGAGGGGCACAAAATATGCATGGCAGAGTAAGAGCCTTATCTCTTAGAAATAAACCTACTACAGATAGTTTGGCTAGATCAAGACGAGATTCAAAAGAGGGGGGCAAGGTTTCTCGTCAATCCGAAAGACACGGTAGTATGAATAGACGAAGAGAGATTCAAGTAACTGGTCCTGGTTCCAGGAGATCCCCAGGTACTCTACCCAAGTAGCTAAACAAAAAATAATAAAAAACACCTCTAATAATATGGGGTGCATACATATAAACAGATAGGAGACTTAATTATGTCAGACAAAGTAAAAGATATTGCAGACTTACTGCCTGAAGGAATGAGCGAAGAGCTTATTTCGGAGATTGCAAAGGTTATGCAGGGGATTATTTCTGAAAGACTTGATGAAGAGATGAGTATGCTTGCTAATAAAGTTCATGCTTTCCTTCGTCATCAAATGGATACTATCCAAGAGGCTGCTCTTGATGAGCTTTCTGAGTCCCATGATATTTATCGTGATGCCCAGACCCTCAAGGATATCAAGACTGTCCTTTCGTTTGAAATCGAAAGAGAAGATCTTGATCCTATAGTGTCTCAAGTTAGTGAGGATGTTCAAAAGGTTGAAGGCGACAATGAACTTCTTATAGGAGAACTTGCTCAGTCTATTAAGGAAACCCAGCAATTAGAAAGAGTTATCGCAAACTTAGAAGATAAAGTTGAAACTCTTAGTGAGGGTATAGTACAACTTCAGGAATCTAATGAATTTCTTGAAGAGGAGTTAGGTAGTAATTTCGAGTCCACCGAGAAAGCTATTGTTATTACAGAAAATGTGGACACACCTGTAAAGGACGAAGGGCCTGTTTTTGATTTAGGAAACCCGTTCTTGACTGAAGAAGTTATGGCTTATATGCCAAACTCTAATAACTGATACGGATTAATACTATGATTAATGATGACATTATGGAGCCTGGGGCAGACAATGCTTGTTTAGCCAAGTGGGCTCCAGTTCTTGAAGACATAGAGGATTCCTACACTCAGAGAGTGACTGCTCAACTTCTAGAGAACCAAGCCAAAGCTATATTAGCTGAAAGAGTTGATGAGGCGGCAATAACCGCTACGGGTCAAACCACTACTCAATCTCTTGGTACTTTCCAGAAATTTGCATTCCCTCTCGTTCGTAGAGTCTTCCCCGAACTGATTGCCAACAAGCTTGTTGGTGTTCAGCCCATGAGCGGCCCAGTGTCGCAAGTTTTCTATCTTGGCTCTGCAAGAGGCCAAGGTGCAAATGACCGACGAGACCTTTACAGTAAGTATAGACTTACTTGGGGTGGTTTGCAAACCTCTGCCATTGGTGGCCTTGGTGGAAATAATTTCGGTGATGATGACTGGACTGGCCTGGGTAATGGTCAGCAGTATGACCTTTCTAACATGGGTCTTTCTGGTGCTGGTTCTCCTTCCTCCACTTATGGTGGAATTATCGCTCAGAACCCTTTGTTAGGTACAGATGCTGATGGGACCTGGGGCTTCTCTATGAGTGCTGGTGAAATTCTTACCACTACTGGAATCCCGGATATGACCTTCCACATCGAGCAACAGCCTGTTGTTGCTCGTACTCGTAAGATGAGAGCCCTTTGGACTCTTGAGGCTTCTCAAGACCTTAAGGCTTATCACAACCTCGACCTTGAGCGTGAGCTTACTGAGCTTCTTAGTTCTGAGCTTCGTCTTGAGATCGACCGTGAACTCATTGAAGATCTTCGCATGATTGCATACGATGTAACGGGTACTTTTGGAGGCTTTGATAGGAGTATGCTTGATTGGGGTCAGAGTAATAACATCACCAGAAATGGTGAAAATGATTTTGTTGGATTCCAAAACCAAGGTGCTGATGCTAATGGTAACTGGGGTACTAACCCTGCTGGAACTCAAAGAAATGTGTTTATGATGGACTGGGGTGCTTCTGACCTCAACTTTGCTCCTCGTCATGTTGGAGATACTTATGCTAACTTGCTGGCTTTGATTAACATTGCTTCGCAAGATATCTATAAGTCTACCCAGCGTGGTGCTGGTAACTGGCTTCTTTGCGCTCCTGTGGTTGCTTCCTTCCTGGAGTCTTCCGCTAAACTGCAAGGTGGTATTGATCGTGCTGATGGACCTACTAACATGAGTAAGAATGGTATTTCTTATGTTGGCAAGTTCATGGGTCGCTATGATCTTTATGTTGATCCTCTGTATCCTGAAGATGAAATCATGATGGGATATAAGGGCTCTAGCCCCATGGATTCGGGTTATGTGTACGCTCCGTACATTCCTCTCCAAGGCTTACCGAAGATTGTCGATCCCGACACCTTCCAGCCTCGCAAGGGTCTAATTACTCGCTATGGAAAAGCTGCTATTACGCCTGAGTCTAGATTCTATAGGATTATTAGATTCGCTGGTGTTGCTGGTCTGCTTGGTGGCTGGACTACTACCGCTACCACCACTAATACTCCGTTCGGGGCGTTTGGTTGATCCGTAGCTGACTAACTTATAATATTTACATAGGGTGGGGATGAAAAACTCCTCACCCTATTTTTGTTTTAAGGCTATATAATATAGAAATGTATAAATATAAGAGTAATTGTAGATTTAAAATGCTAGTTTATTCTGGAGCAGATATCTTAGAGATACGGCCCCAGCAAATTCTAGAATCTGAAATCCCTATTGAACATCCTTACTTAGCGTTAATAAAGGATCCCAAACCTACTAAAAAAAGAAAGTATGCAAAACAAACTATAAAAGGAGATAAGACCGATGGCACTGATAGGCAATCCGATAGTTAGCACTTGGGGAAACTCAGGGGCTCAAGATCCTATATCTAATAACTTACTTACTAATGAGCCTTTAGGGGACATTGACCCCAGAACATTAAACACTGGGACTGGTGATGAGGATGCTGAGTTCAATAATTTTGAAAAAACTATTAATAGTTTTGTTATGGCTAGGATGGGGCACCCTATTGTCCGAGTAGAGCTTACTCCTTACCAAATTAAAACATGTATAGACGAGGCTGTTACCAAATTAGACTACCATAGTCCTTATTGGTCACGACAGTTCGCTGTTTTTGATGCTTCTGCTGGTGTTAATGTATACTCTATACCTCCTTGGATACTTAATAACTTAGACTATGTTGTGTATAAAAAATCTTTATTAAGTATTCAGGCACAGGCTGGGACACTTGAATTTGACTTCTTCATCAAATATTTCCAAGACAATTACCTTTTTAATAACTTTAGTATAGGTGATTACTATCTCCTCCAGTCTACTATGGAGATGACTAGAAAGGTTTTAGGCCAAGATGGTACATGGGATGTAATTAACGGACAGTATTTACAGCTATACCCACCCCCAACTGAAACTCCAGAGAGGGTAATTCTTCAGTATAGACATATAGACACTACTACCATGTTGCCAGCATATAGGAACTGGCTCCAGAAGTACGCTCTCGCTTGCGCTAAGGTCGTCCTAGGTGAGATACGCAGTAAATACTCTGTCATCCCTGGTCCCGCTGGAGGGGCACAGATGAACGGACAGGCTCTTATACAAGAGGGTATGCAAGAGAAGGAACAACTATTCCAAGAACTTCTATCAGAGATAGAGGAACCACCTAGATTCACCACTTACTAATGACCAATAAGAGATATAAAGTTTCTACTGAGATGCCTCCTCTTCCTGAGTTATTAGGGGGGACAGAGCTTAGTTTATTTGATCAAACCAATAACGATATTAATCTATTTAATTTGGTTGATGATGAGATCATTAGGCTGGGTGGCTCGGAACTCTATTACTATAAGTTTCGAATGAATGATGATTATGATACAACTTATTTGGAAACTCGTAGTAAGGTGATAGATTCGGAACCAATTGTAGTGTATGGACATTACAACCCTACTGTTTTGGAAGAGTCTTTAACTGAGTTTGGTATTGAGCTTCAGAATGACCAGATATTTATCTTTAATAAATCTTATATAGAGCAAAGATTACACGAAATACCTAAGGCTGGGGACATAATCAAGCCTAAATTCCAGAACCAAAAGTATGAAATCTATGAGGTTCAGGAAGACAGCTTTGAGTTATACGGGGTTTACCATATGGCTTGCTCTGCTAAACTCCTTCGTGATGAACAGTCGGTTATTGAAGAACCGATGTTGGATAGAAGTAATGATCTTGGGGGGTATATAGACCTTGACAACTAGAGAGAATGTATACACTGGTAAAACTATCGTAGATGTCTTAGACTCTTTGGTAGAATATACAGGTACAGACACCAGTTCAGTAGGCAGGAGTTCTAATACTGTATGGAGAAACTATATTTCCAATACCATAAGAAACTCTACTCTTTCTCCCTTTGTGTATAAAGAAGTTCTAAGAGCTTTAATAGCCTCATTTAGCAACCTGTACTATGTAGATGGTAATGATAAGTTGCAAAAAATTAAAGCTATGCATTCAGCACCAGAACGGGCAGTAGCTAAGAAATTCCAAGAAAATAATATAGTGTTACCAGTCATCACTATTCATCAACTGGGTGCTAAAAGTGATGATGCTAAGAGAAGATATGATAATGTCCTTATCCAATCTACTAAATGGGACGATGACACACAAAGAGCGGAGAGGGTAATCGCTACAGCAGATGTTCCTGTATCTCTTACCTTTTCAGTAAACCTATGGGTTAAGTATATGGAAGATTTAGATCAAATTTCTCAAAATATTCGTATGAAATTTAATCCTAGCTTTGATGTGGAGACTCCCTTTACTCACAGCCTGAAGGTTTTTTTAGATGATGAGAGTAACAATAATAATATTACAGTAGGGGACAGGGAGGACAGATTATTGAGGAAATCCTTTTCAGTTACCACGGAATTGTATATCCCTAGCCCTAGATTTAAGGTGACCTCTACAGGTCGTATAGAGAAAATAGTCTCCAATGTATGGCTTTCCTAAAAAAATAAGTCTCTTATATGTGGAGTAATATATAAATAAAGGTAGGAGAATACTTATGAAAGTAATTAAAAATGATTCTTACACGGGTCGTCAGATTATAATTAAAAGCCCCAAGGGTCCTATAGGAAAATGGCTGGCTCCACGGGAGTCCATCGTTGTTCCTGATGCGGCTCTATCTAATACTGTTAAAAATTTAGCACAGCAAAGAATTTTAAAGATTACTAACGCATAAGGATATAAGAAATGGTTAATTTTTCAAGCCCAGGTGTTTATGTTATTGAGAAGGATTTAAGTAATTATCCTACTTCTATTAATCCCTCTGTTGTTGGTGTAGTGGGATTTGCTGATCAAGGACCTATTAATAAACCTAAACTAATTACCTCCCAAGAAGGTCTGCTTCAACTTTTTGGCAATCCTACTGAACAAATTCCAGGCCAAGGTCTGGAGGGTGCTATAGAGATTCTGGAAACTACTAACTCTATGTACTATATTAGAGCAGCCGATGCTGCCACTGCTGCTGATGCTTCCTCTACAGTTCAGATTGGTGCTTGCCCTGCTTTTGTGGTTAGTTCTCATTCTAGATTACTTACTGAGGCTACCACAAATTTAACCAGTGCTGATGTGGGTATGACAGGAGGGAATAGTCTGTATCTTACAGTGCAATTAGTGGCTGATGGAGCGAATGTATATAATACTCCTAAAAACTTTGATATACCTGCTGGAACTGCTGCTGGAGACCAAAACGATCCAGCATATGCTATTAAAAAGATTGTTGGTGGTACTTTAGAGGGCGCAGCTATTGGTGCGTACTTCGATACTACCGATCTTTCAAATGTTTGGGTTGCTGGTGGGTATGCTGGGTCTGGAGTTACTTTATATGCCTCTGCATTTAGTGGTTCTGGTAGAACTGCTGCTGATGCTTGGAACATTTTGGTTCCTGTTGATCAATCAGATGGAACATCTACTTGGGGAGCGGCATCTACTGTTACCTGCTATGGTATGTCCTATTCAACTAGTGGAAGCACTAAATCATTAGGTTATGAGGTGCAAAGCCTATATCCAGGGACTGGGTACAATGAGGGTACTAAATCTGATGGTACTACTAGTGGATATTCTGCTCAGATAATGAGAACTGGTGGAAGGACCTCTACTTTGCAAGTAAATAGGGACGGTGCTGCTGCTGAAGCCTTTAATGTTTCCTTGGTTGCGTCTGCTGATTATGCTGAAGACCAAATCAATACAGGTACGGATAACGCTAAGTCTGTTTACATTAAAGCTTCCTTCATGTCAGGTAATGATGATATTTCTCCTACTCCTGTACCTACATTCCAATCTACTCTTTCTAATTTCATAAGTGTTGGAACCTTAGGTGGTAGAGACTCTTCTGGTGGTAGCTATAACGCGACCGACGGTAGATTTAATAAATTTGTTGAGGGAACTTACGCACTAGCTGGTGGGGCTACTGGTAATCAAGGTGATGATGAACTTATTGGTGGGGTAACTAATAAAACTGGGCTATACGGTTTGGATGATGATACTCTTAACATTTCGTTAGCAATAATTCCAGGTAATAACTCACAAACTGTTCAAGATACTCTAGTTACTTTGGCTGAAAGTAGTCAGAACTTCCTAGCTGCGGTATCTCCCCCACAAGGGTTAACTACGGTACAGCAAGCTATTGATTGGTCTAATGGTCAATCAGATGAAAGAACTGCTGCTCTGAATAGTAACTTTGCTGCTATCTACTGGCCTTGGGTTCAGACTTACGACAACTTTGCAGCAAAAGATCGGTGGTACGATCCTGCTATTTACGCTATTCGACAAATGGCTTACACGGATGAAGTAGGGGATCCTTGGTTTGCTCCCGCTGGCGTTGTTAGAGGTAGACTTACTAAGCCTTCTGAGGTGGAAGTTAGTGTTAACCAGGGTGATAGAGATACCATGTATAGTGGTGGAAATGTTATTAACCCAATTGTTAACTTCCCACAGCAAGGTATAATGATATTCGGGCAACGAACTGCTCAAAGAGATTCTACTGCTCTTGATAGAGTTAATGTTAGAAGACTTATGATTCAGGTTAAGAAACTTCTTCTGAATAGTACTAGAAGGTTTGTTTTTGAGCCTAATGATTCTACTACTTGGGAAAAGATAGTAGGGGTTGTTGATCCTATGATGGATGATATTCGGAGAAGACAGGGTTTAGTGGATTACAAAGTAGTTTGTGATGAAACTACTAACACCTCTGTTAGGATTGACAGGAATGAAATGTGGTGTAAAGTTCTTCTTAAGCCCACTAAGGCAGCAGAAGTGGTAGTCTTCGAACTTAACTTAACTAACCAAGCTGCACAGATATAAAGGAATAAATTATGGCTAAATTTTCATACTATGCTTCACAAGCACTAAACAGAGATCTCAAAGATACTAAGGGTCTTCCTGTTATCTCTCAGGACTTAGACTCTATCAGAGCTTATCAGTGGGAAATTACCTTTAAGAACCTTCCTTCTGAAGTAGAGGTTCCTCTGGGATTTTCTAAGCCTTTAACTCTTGCTGCTAAACAAGTTAATGGTATGCAAGTCTCTGTTGAAGATATTGAAATTAACAGAGTTAACGATAAAGTTTACTACCCAGGTCGCCCTTCAATGGGGGAGCTTGAAGTTACTTTTGATAACCTCCTTAAGACTAAGGCTGGTTGGCAGCTTTACAAGTATTTTCAGACTACTTACGATCCCACTACAGGAGAAATGACCTCTACTTTCCTAAACGATCCGTCTAACTTCAAAACTACGATAGAAATTTTGGAATTAAATGGAAAAATGGAACCTGTTTCTCTGGTAGAGTTAAGAGGGGCCTATCCGAAATCATTCAATAAAGCTGAGAAAAACTACGCTACCAACGAGTTTGATACCGTATCAGTTACTATTCGTTATGATTTCTTATTCCAAAGAGGAGATACCTTAGGTTAACTAACTATAATAGGTAGAAGCAAAACCCAACTCAGCCTTCGTCTTTGGTTGGGTTGGGTTTTTTAATTTAATCATGGATTTTTTCAACGATTTACTAACAAGCTATAGTCTTCTTAAGAAGAGGAAACTTCGTATTAATTTACAAGAGGCTTATACTCCTACTAAGCCTACACCTATCCCAGGAGGGTATAGTGACCTGGAAAGATTAGCTGAGAAGGGTGATCAGATTGCTATAAAGGTAAAGTCGCAAGTAGATACTGACATGACTAACCTTAATCCTCAGGACTTCAAAGGAGGTAGTCTTAACGCTAAGGGAGAACTTGAAGCACAGGGACCTTTTGATGGTAGGATTATTGCTATAGCTTGGCCCCCATCGGAAAGTAATGACCAGAAAGGATCTTGGACTCAGTACGGTCAACAATCTTGGAGGAACCAACTAGCTTGGCAGTATTACGAGCAATCTCAAGGTGGAGCTATGGGTATCGAGGCTGGTGAGCCTTTAGATGATAATATGAGGGCTCTTTTAGCTGACCCAAATACTCCAGCCATCTTAAATTTAAATTCAGAGGATTCTACAGAGGGATCTGATTTAGTAGCTGCTATAGCTGATATTGGTAGAATAGCAGACACCCTAGGTATAAGAGATGAGTTGTTCAGTAGAGCTAAAGGGAATACTGCTAAAACTACAATACCTAGTAAGATTAATGAAAGTTTATTCGGTACTTCTGTTCCTATTACTACAGAGGCTCAGGCTGAGAGAGGGGAAGTAACTTCTTATGAACGACCCTTAACCCCCGCTGTTATAGGATCTCTACAAAATTTAAATAAAGTTCTACTACTAGTTAATAAGTCTAGCCAGCCTGGGGAAAAAATAACTCAAGATGAGTTAGATTTTTTGAAAGACAATGTAAGATTAATTACTTTTCAGAAAGGTGGATATGATAAATTTCGTTTGTTTGTAAAATCTAACTTGGAAGATGAGATAGGCTTATCCTTTGATTGGGATGTGAGAGATCGCCCTACTGCATTACAAACACAAATAGCTAAATTAGAACATAATTTAGAGGTTGGACAAAAATCGTGGGGACTTGATGATGTTTCTTTGCCTTATGTAGATAGGCAGGAGGTAAAGTATAAGGATGGTGACGGAGCCATTTCTGATTTAGTTGGTAATATATCTGAAGACATAGACACTATATTAGTTTTGATGATGGAGGGTAGGAAGAAGGAGGCTGGTGCTACATGGGATGCTCTTTATAAGAAATTTCAAAAAGAGTTATTTAAAGCCTTTGAATTAAATGAAGCCACCGAAGAGGGTCATTTAATAGGAACTGATCAGACAACCCTTCTTAATCAATCTATTGCAGATATGCAGAATATATGGTCTATGACAAAGGGAAAAGAGGATGTTGGACATGCATTTGGGGTTTTTGTTAATACTATATTTAAACACAGACACCAGGACATGATGAGGATGAGTCCTTCTTTTGTGGCTAGAGTTGGTGGTAGAGAAGCTGGTAAGAAGGGTAGGAAAGTTGATCAAGTATTATTTTATACCGATAGAACTAAAGCTGAAGGTATTGCTAAAAAATATGGAAGCCATCTTAACTTTGGTAAATTAGGAGAAATAACTACTCCTGAAGAGCTTAAAAAAATACAGGATCAGTTCGGCAAACATCTTACTGAAGATATGGAGGTCTCCTATATTAATGATTCCCTTAAATGGACTAAGGAATCTGCGAGAACTAATCTAGGGAGTACAGCTTCTCCGTTAACTATCTGTAGGGAGTTTCAAGGGGATGGTGATTACCCTAATTCCTTGTTAGATAAGCTGGGTGTGAGAGGTGCTGTAAGGACAAAAGCTAAAGAAAGTTTTAAGACTTTAGAAAAGGATATTAAGACTTTAAATAAAATATTTTATGGGGAAGGGTCCACCTCTGTAGATCCTGGTGAAGCTGCACAAACCTTTATTCAATGTATAGATTCTGGAGTTCTTAGCCAACTAGGTATATCGGATACAGAAGTAGAGGAGTTAAAGACTCAGGTTAGAGGTGCTAAAACTAGAAAAGGGTTTAGACCTGAGTTTGTAAAAAGTTTTATTCAAAAAATGGAGTATGCTGTAATCACTAGTAGAATTAAAAATGGTTCTAACTCTAAGAATGAGACAGAGGCTAAGGCGTGGAGAACTGTTGGTGCATCTATACTTATGAGAGGATGCTATGATGCGTCAGAATCAGATTTTGTAGTTCAAGATTATATCACTGGTGAGTTTTATAGATATAATGGCAATAAAAAAATGACGGCAGCCTTTAAAAAATATATAAAGACTGGTGAAGGATGGAGTAACCCTACAGGCAAGAAGGATCTAGCTACTCACGGTAAGTCTTTTAATATTTCTGGGTACACAGCTAATTTCGCTATGAATAAAAAGACAGGGACTACTTCCTTTAACATGACTGGAAGAGTGTATAGGGGCAAGAAGCCCGTTAACTCTAGTACAGAATATTCATCTACAGAACTCATGCATAAGTTGTTAGAAGTTCAAGAGTTAATGTTTAGTCACTTAATTAAAGAATAGAGATCTATCTACACTTAAAAGATCTTTAAATGCTGTTAAGGCATAGTCCTTCAATATGTATATTATTCTTTTGTTGTTAAGCTTTAGTTGATTACATATATGGCTGTCTTTCTTTATAAATACTATTATATCACGACGATCCTGAGCCATCAACACAATTCCTGATTTATTTGCTTCTTCAGCATCTTTTTCTGTCTGTTTAATGAACTCATAGATCTTAGATTTTGGATTGAGGAGGGAGTACAGGTCTAGATCGTTGTAACCCTTCTTACATTCGATGGTATAGATGAAATTCTTAGGAGTTATCAAATCCCCATGGATCTTTAGGTGGTCTGGTAGCTTATGCGTGGTAGCAAATGCTCCTGACCCAGGAGTTCTTTGGAAGTCTGTAGTTTCAAAGTGTTCATTAAGAAGCTTTGCTACTTTCCTTTCAAACGCTGACCCTTTGGCCTTACTATTCTTACGCTTAGGTTTCTTACGCAGATTATCTAAATTATATGCATCTTTCATTAGGTTCTTTCTCCTACTGTACTATTATAGGTTATGTTAGATATCACACAAGATATTTTAGAGACTATACAAATACCAAAAGGGATTAACCCCGATGAGTGGTTAATCACTGCTGATTATAGGAAAAGAGGTCGTATGAAGATTAATTTTAAGTTAAGTAAGGACGAATCAGAAGCATTCGTAAATTTTAAGAACCAAACAAAACCTGATGAGATACCAGAAGATGCTTTTCTAAAATCTATATTCTTTTTAGGGATCTCTACTTTAGAGGCTAATATATCCCAAAGAATTCAACAAGAGTTAGAAAAGATGGATGAAGATGTTGAGATTCCTGAGGAAACCTCCTTACCAGAAGAAGGGTAGATTGAGATCTTTATATAAAGAAAACGAAATAAATAAACTAATAAAAGAGCAACGAGTTTCTGGTAAACGAGAATATATATTATTTACCTCCTTATGGGACAAGGTTTCTATAACCCTGTTAAATTATTTACAAAATTCTCAACCTAATATTTCCCTGTCCAATGTAAATTCTTTCGACACTCCGCACAGTTTTGTGATTTGGGGTGTGAAAAAGACACCGTGCTTGGTAGTATTAGAAGGTAGGGGCAGGGACAAGAGACTCACCGTAACTGACCATGTAACTGACATTTATAAACGACTACGCTTGGAGAAGTAATGGAAGGAGAGTATACGAAGAAGGCTTCTGAAAGAACCTACTCAGATATTGGATCTACGGTAGGGAAGCTAGTTGAGGATAAGCAGAAAGCTTATGGGGATTCCTTTGGTAGGAGTGGAAGGTGCTTAGAGGAGATGTTTCCTAATGGTATAAAGGTAGATCAGTATGGTGACCTCCTTACGATTGCTAGGATATTAGATAAACTTTTTCGTATAGCTAATGATCCAGACGCATTCGATGAGAATCCTTATCAGGACATAGTTGGGTATGCGTTGTTAGCTATGAGAAGATACGGTTAGCTAGACTTATTCTTCATCAGTTCTTCGTAAGCATCCAGCTTCTCTCTATATTTCTTATTTTTTGTGTAGATAAGCCTGAGATTATTCATTATAATTGTAGTAAAGTAATTAAAAGCCTTTCCATTCTCTGGTTTAAATTTCCCCAAGGTCTTTAAAATAAGTACAAAGCAGTCTTGTTTGGCATCTTCCAGGTCCACTGCAAACCCGTATGATACTAATATATTCTGTATTAAAAGGTCAAACATAGAAAATAGCTCTTCCTCATGTTTTCTAGGCTCTTCTTGGTAGAATAAGATTAGTTCCTCAAACCTTTTGTTGTCTATGTAGTGTTTCGCCATGAACCTTAATAATTTATATGCTGAGAGCGGAGTGGGTATCAATCCTCTATGTGAGGGTTGCTCCATTCTTAAGATCAACAAGTCTGAACATTGTATTGTTGAT